AGGTAACTCGCTTGTACAAAGGGTGCACATCCCCGTTGTCCAAGTTAAATTAAAAGATAGTGCTAAGTATGTAGAACTGTCTGTAGAGTGCTTGCGGACGAGGGTTCGATTCCCTCCGTCTCCACCACCAGTTTCTTTAAAATCAAACACTTAGGTGTTTGAAGCTGTCATAAGTTGGGGCTGTTTGGGGCTGAATTAGCTCGGTAATGCCAACAAAATGACAGCATGATCAGGACGCCCCGGATACCTTCGCGGCGTCCTTTTTATTTCCGTAGACCGCTTCCGCCCGACTGCCGGCCTGGCTGTCGGCGTCCGGCATCCAGCGACCGTAACGACGGATGATCATGGACCAGTCCGCATGCCCCATCTGCTGGGCAACCCACATCGGATGCTCGCCCGACGACAGCATCATACTGGCGTAGGTGTGGCGCGTCTGGTATGGGTAGCGGTAGCGTACGCCAGCGCGCTTGAGCGCCCATTGCCACAGCGTCTTCCGGATCGGCTGATCACCAGTCCAGCGCTCCAAGGTTTGCGGGTTCTGGAATACTTCGTTGCCGGCCAGATACGTGTGCGCCTTCTGCGCGGTCAGCGCCTCCAGCGCCGGCTGCAACAGCTTCACCTCGCGCCGACCCGCCGCCGTCTTCGTGTCCTCGGGCTCGTCGGAGTGCTGAGTCACCACGCGCACCACCCGCACGACCCCGCGCAGGAAGTCGATGTCGCCCCAGTCCAGTGCCACCAGCTCGGACGTGCGCAGCCCCGTCCAGAACGCGAACTGCACCAGGTTGCGGCCCTGCCCTTCCAGCGCGGCCAGGATGGCAGCCTGCTCGTCGCGGTCGAACGGGTCGATCTCGTCATCATCCTTCGGCGCCGCCTTCTTCTTGTAGGTGTAGCCGGCCAGCGGGTTGACATCGATCAGCTCGTCCTCGACGGCCGCGTCCAGCGCCGTGCGCAGCACGCTCTGAATGTTCCCGAGGGTCTTGTTGCCGACCATATGGCCGGCCAGGCGCTCGCGCACGTGCTTGCGCTTCAGCTCGGGCAGCTTCAGTTTGCCAAACCACGGGTCGAGCTTGCCGATCACGATCTTCCGGTAGTTGTCGTAGGTGCTGGCCTTGCATTCCAGCTTCTGGCGGTTCAGCCAGGTATCCAGATATTCGCCCACCGTGATCTTGTCGCCCGGCGTCGCAGCCGCTTCCTCAAACCGCGCTGCGATCTTCGATTCCGGGAACGTGGCCCGGTAATCGAAGGTGCCGCTGGAGATCGCGTGCAGGATCGCGGCCCGGTGCTGCTCTGCCCGCTTCAGGTTAGCGGCCGTGGGCTTGAGAGGGACCCTTTCCCGGCAGCGGACGCCTCGATACATGAAGCTGATTTCGATGCTGCTTTCCGATGCAGCTTTAACACCCCGCCCGTCTCGACCCATTCGTCATACCCTTCCGTGTTGATCAAAATTCGCCCGTCGGGTGCCTTCTTCCACACCTTGTTCTCGGGCCAGATGCCGTCGCGGATCTTCGTGCGCACGGCGTCCTCGGTGTATCCGGACTCAGCCGAAAATTTCGAAATTGTCACATAGCGCAGCATTCCACCCCCTCTACTCCATCCCCGATTCCGGCACCCGGCGGCGCTCCTCGCGCGGCGGCACCTCATCGGCACCCGGGCGAATTGTCCCGCGCACGCGCAGCAGCGGTGTCGCACGTCCGCGCCGGTCGTAGTCCAGTCGGCGGCGATCGCTGATCGCGTCGTAGAACAGCCTCTGCCCCTGGCGCCGGTCTTGCCCGCGTTCAAGCATTACTTTCCCCTTCAAATAAATCCGCCATCGCCTTGCGGCTGTGCCGCGTCGCGCGCGCCGTCTCGGCATGGTGCGCGGCGTCGTAGCGCAGGTGGCAGCGCTGGCACCAAGCCCGTAGGTTTTCCGGCGCGCAGTTCTCCGGCACATGGTCCAGGTGCGCGATCGTGAGCACGATGTCGACCATGTTCTTGACCTGGTATTCATCCATGCGAACCAGGCCCAAGCTCTCGCCGGTTTCCGCGCTGTACACCTCGGCATCAGCCGTCATGTACGTGTCGGCGAACCGGTCATCACCGCGCGCGATGCGGGCGCCATTCGCGACCTTGCACTTCTCGCAGCAGTTCCCGGCACGCGCCAGGATGGCCGCGCGGATCTCGTTCCAGTTGGCTGGGTAGCGGCCGCGGTTCTCAGGCTTGATCGGCATCGCCATGCTCCTTCGCCACCGGCCACTTGCACTGGCTCAGCGGGTGCTGGCCGCCGCACCTGGTGCACTGGGCCTGCGGCAGCCAAGCTTGCCAGCTGGACCACCACAGGTCGAGCGCGATGCGGGCCCCTAGGTCCATGATGGTATAGAGGCGCATCACTTATCTCCTTTCGCGGGCTCAGTCACCCGCTTAAACTCGACCACCCACACCCACGGATTGGCGGACCAGCTGCCGACGCCGTTGATCTGCTCCCACAGGTCCATGTACCAGTCGCGCGCCGCATCAGCATGAACCTGCGGATCATTCGAGACCTCAGGGCGACGCGACCAGCCCTCGGCCGCCGCATCCGCCTCGCTGATGTCCTGCAGCCGCTCGACGCGCACGCCGGTGATCTCCAGCAGGATGCGGCTGGCAGCGCGCGGCATGTGGATCGCCGGCCGCGTCCACCAACCGGGCATCCCTCCGCGCCCCTTCGCCAGCGGCACCTCGGGATTGCTGGCGGCGTACTGGTAGGCGCGGTCGCACTCGACGGTCATGTCGATGAAGTGCCACTCGTCGCGCTTCTTTTTCTCGCTGAAGCGCGTCTCCCAGCGCCCGAAGGCGAAGAAGGTCTCGCGCACCCATAGGCGGTCGCCAGGCTGGCCGTAGGGGCTGCGCAGCTTTTCGATCGGCGAGGCCGCACCCTTGAGGAAGTGGTGCGGCGCGCCGTCTACCATGCGCACCTCACGGCATCCCTGGTCCACCCACTGATTCATTGGCTTGCAGGCGCGCCGCGTCTGCGTCTTTGTGCCGTCGAGCAGCGCGCGCACCATTGCCCCGCTGAACAGGATGCCGCGCTCAGTCATGGTGGCCGCCCGGGATAGGGATCACGTTCGCGGCCGTCGCCGTGCACTGCTGGTGGCCGATCGCTGCCGCGATGAGGCGGATTTTAGTGTGCTCGCAGGTGGTGTCGATTTTGTTGTCCATGTCTCTTTTCCTTGTGGTTTATTTGCTACAGCTCGGCTTCGGAAAACAGGCGCGGCTGCACAGCGCCGTTCTGGTACACCACGTCCATGACGGTCGTCGCGATCGGCTCGTCGCCCTCCCAGCCCTGCGGCCAGGTGCCGACCGCGATCAGTCCACGGATGCGCGCCTCCTCTTCGGCGTTGATCAGGTCGATCTCTGGCCGCCCCAGGGTGCGCGCCGAAGCGTTGATCTCGGTCTGGATACCCAGCACGCGCTCTAAGCCCATCAAGCGCGCCTCCAGCGTGAGCGGACCCATCCGCTGCGGATTCTTCGCAATGCTGCCGTCCTTCAGGTGCTCGGCGCCGGCCTTGCGCAGGCGGTGCTGCGGCTCGCGCAGCTCGCGCCACAGCGGGCGCAGGCCTTTCAACGGCGCTAGGTACGACCAGGCCGGCAGCAGCAGCAGCACGCTATCGAGCGCCTTGTCTTCCTGGGCAAGTGCACAGCCGATGCAGCCGGTGCGGGCGTTGATCTCCTCGGCCTCGTCGCCGCCGTAGGCGTCCGCGATCATGGCCGTGCTCCAGTCACCGAATTCCGCCGTCGGCGCCCAGTGCTTCAGCCATTCCCACACGTGGCAGACGCGCCAGTGCAGCAGTGGCGCCAGAGTGGCCAGCCGGCCGCGCAGGCCCTTGGCGTTCGGCAGCACCTGCTGATACCAGCCCTGGCCGCACTCGGCGCCATCCTTCCCGCAACTCATCTCGATGCGGCGGTCGCGGATTGCGCTCTCGCCCTGGCGCACGCCGGTGATCATCAGGATCTGGCCGTCGAGCTGGTCGAGGCGGTCGCGCAGCGCCTGCTCCATCGGGTCGATCTTGATTTGGCGCGTGCACCACCGCAGGGTGTTGTTGTTCGGCGGCGGCACGCCGCGCCCCAGGATGTAGACCATGAAGCGCTTATCCATCGGCGCGGTCACTACCTCGACGCGGATCCCGCGCTCTTCGAGCTCGTCCATGATGTGGCGTGCGGCGATGGCCAGCGGCGGCAGCTCCTGGCGCGTGTCGGCGTAGAAGACCGTCAGCGACTTCGGGCGCGGGATCTTGCCCTCATCCAGCAAGTACATGATCAGGGTCAGCGTGGCCGAGCTGTCCTTGCCGCCCGACCAGGCCAGCCCCCAGTGTTCGTGCTCTGCGCCGTAGGCCTGCAACGACTGAATCGTCAACTCGATCGATTCCGTCATCTGCAGACGGCGCGCGCCGGCGCCGAAGATGTCGATCTGGTTCATGCTGCCACTCCCCGCGCCGGCCCGAACAGCGCCGCCACCAGCGGGTCCCGCCACATGCCCATCTGGCGCGCAGGTGCAATCCACGCGCCATGACGTTGCGGATCCGGGTCTTCGCCATCGAACTCCTCGCGCCCGAGCTCCCACAGGTGCCGGTTTCCCTCGTCAATCTCGCCCGAGCGGCGCGCTTCCCCCAGCTCGGCCATGAAGCGCAGGTAGCCGTACGTGGTGCCCTCGGCCAAGCCCAGGTGCGAGGCGATGTCCGCGACGCACATGCGCTTCTCGGCCAGCAGCGGGCGGATCTTGTCGATCGCTTCGTCGCGGATCCGGACCTTCTCGGCGTTGGAGAGGCCGCCTTTCGGGGTGGTGGGGTTGCGCGCCGCCATGATCAGGCCGCCTTCCGCATGTTGTCCGGGAACAGGTCGTCCGCCGTCTTCGCCTCGGGCGGCGTCAGCTTCAGTTCGATGTCGCGCTGGATGAATTCCGACAGCTTGCCGATGTCGTCGGAGTCCGGGTGCGCGATCACGCGGAAGCTGATGTTCACCGAACCGCCGTTCAGCGGCTCGATCACGAAGTGGTCCAGCTTCAGGTCGTCGCCCAGGTCAATGTTGCTTTCCTCGTCACCCAGGCCGTAATCGACCACGCCCTGGTAGCCGGTACCTTCCCAGTCCCACTTGATGGGACCCATCTTCGGGTAGCGCAGCAGCGTCAGGCCCTCGCCTTCGACCACCTGGTCGACCAGGTCGGGATTCGGGTCCTTCATGAACAGGTGCTGGCGCAGCTCCGAGTGGAAGTGGATCAGCGTGGTGCTGGGGACAGTGGCCTCGATCTTGAGGTCGAGCGCCGGTTTCGTTTCATCGCCGTGCTTCTCCGCGCGCAGGTTGAGGTTGGCGAGGCGGACTTGCTGCATGAGTTCGAACATCATTTCTCCTGGATGGTTTGGTTTTGTGGGGCTTGCTGGAACTGCAGGTACGGCAAACGGATTCGGTCGTTCCAGCGCCGCTGCGCCCCGGAGTCCCTGTCGAGCTCCGCGCGGGAGCCGACTTCGCACAGCTCCTTCACCCGGCGCGCTGCGGCGGCTTCACCGTCGACGCCGAGGAAGCGCTGGAAGTCCTGCTCGCGGCATTGCAGGACGGTCCAAAGACACGGGCGCAGGCCCGACATTTAGGCGGCTGCCTTGAGGTGGTTCTTGATGCCGTAATAGACCGCCTTGCAGGCACGGACGTCGACCATGGCATCGTGCGCACCTTCCAGGTCCTGACCGGTGAAGTGCTTGTAAGCCTCGGCCAGGTTCGGCGACTTCGGGCCCTTGCGGCGTGCGGCCACCATCTTCGGAGTCGGCGGCAGGTTCAGGATCTTCACGCTGTTGCCTTGGGTACAGTAGGCCGGCGCGGTCTTCCAGTAATCGGCGAACGGCACCTCGGGACCATCGCCTGGGCCGACGGTTTCCATGCTCAGGGTCGCGTGGCGCATGATCTCGATGCGCAGCATCCGCATGTCGAAGCTCTCGTTGTGGCCGGCGCGCAGGTTCGCTTCCTTCCACATTTCGATGAAGTTGGCCACCACCTGGTCGGCGGCGACGCCTTCGGCCATAGCACGCTCGGTGGTGATACCGTGCACGGCTGCCACTTCATCCGGAATAGTCCAGCCTTCGGGCCGGATGATCATGTTCATCTGCTGCAGGGTGTCGCCGGTCTCTTCATTGCACAGCTCGGCAGCCAGCTGGACCACGCGTGGCTGGTCGGGGTGCTCGCTGGGCAGGTTCCAGAGAGGCAGGCCACTGGTTTCGGTGTCGTAGAACAGGATTTTCTTCATCTTCTTCTTTCGTGGTGGTGGGTGAACTTAGGCGGCCTGCTTGGCTTGGGCCATCCCGATGTGGCGGATCAGCGCCGCGCACATCGCCGGGAAGTCGGTCTCGTGATACAGCACCGCGGCACGATCGCGGCCGGCGGCGGCGAAGCCGAGGGAATTCAGGAACTCGGCGGTCAGGGCGAAGCCCAGGCGTTCGGCGATCTGACCCAGCCGCAGGCTCGGCGGCGTACTGCTGGCGGCCGCCGGGCGGGCCGCGGCGATCCGCGTCACCTGGGCCGGCGCCGCCGACGAACCCTCGGCGGCGAGGCTCGGCGCGGGCGTGGTGCTGGTGGCGGCCTGCTTCTTCTCTTCTTCCTTGGCCTTGTGGGCATCGATGCGCGTGCGCACGGCCAGCTGGAAGTCCTCATCCGCCTTCTGGATGACGGTCTGCAGGTCGGCAAACAGGAACTCGAAGCCCTTGGCGTGCTCGCGGTACCAGGTGAGGCGGCCGCGCACGGCCTGGGCGAGCGCGTCGACGGCGATCTTCGCGCTGGCCAGCTCGGTGTCGACGGCATCCTGCAGCGTGGCCAGCGTGCGCTTGTTCTTCATGGCGCCGGCGAAGTCGCGGGTTTGGAAGACCAAGCGCAGCGGTGCGATTTCCTTCTCGAGCACGGCAACGTGGTCTGCGAAGGCTTGCTTCACCTGGTTCAGGATGCTGGCCTTGAGCAGCTCCTTCTTGTCCTTCACCGTGCGGGTGAGCAGCAGCCGCTTGTCGCGCAGCTGGGCGCTGATGTGGTCGACCGTGCGCATCAGCTCATCGATAGACGCCGTCTGCGCGATCGCGGCGGCCTTCGCCAGTTCGAGGTTCTTCTCGGCGGTGTCGCAGAACTTGATGGTGGCCTCGGCGTTAGCGAAGTCCTCGTCGGTCAGCAAGTCGGTCTTGATGCTGGCGATGAACAAATCGGCCTTGGCCTTGAACTGCGGCAGGTTGCTGACCGTGACTTCGCCCTTGATCTGGATCGCCAGCGCAGGCAGCTGCATGATCGGTTCGGCGGCCGTCTTGGCGGCATGCTCTGCCGGGGCGTACGACGCCAGGTCGGCCTTGAACTGGCCCCAGCCAGCGATAATCTCGCTGCGCAGCGACTCGCTTGACTCGTACCAGAAGTGCTTTTCCTCGACCAGCTGGTCGTTGTTGTCCCACTTCGTGGCGAGGAACAAGCAGCGTTCGGCGCCGGAGATCATCAGCTGTTGCTCCATCTGCACACGGTAGTGCTTGCCCAGCTGGTCGGCCGACTCGGCCGCGCGGATCTCCTTGTTGAGGGTTTTGTGCTCCCACACGACGTCGCCGGCCATCGTGACGCCGTCGAACGAGGCGGAAAACTCGCCGAGCGATCCGGTGACCGGGTACAGGTCCGCTTCGACGATGCTTTCGGCCACGGCGCGGGCAAGGCGCTCGAAGCGGTGGCCATCATCGAACAGCACCTGGGTGCCAGCGTCCACTTCCTTTGCCAGGCCGGTGGCGCGCTCCTGCAGCAGCTCGCTACGCTTCCGGTATGGCGAACAGCCCAGCATCGCCGGCGCGTCGCTGGCGTTGAAGTGCTGCGCGCGGTAGGCGTGCCATTCGGGTGTTCCTTGCTTGAGATTGTGGATCTGCATGACGGCTCCTTATTCTTGTTCGTGGGACCAGCTGTCGATCGTGAGCTTTTGCTCTTCGTTCAGCAGCGCGCGGGTTTGGATGAAGGCGATCAGCTCGGCGACGGTCTTCTTTTTGTCGACGATCTGCTTGCGCCAAGCGGCCGTGTTCTTCGTAAATTCCTCGGGGGAGCACATCGGCAGTGCGCCGGCCGAGCCGCCGACTTCACCCGTGGCCTGGTCCACACCATCGGCGCCGCCTTGGTCTTCGATATCCTTCACGGTCACCACTTCGCCGTCGAAGGTGAAGCTCTTGCCGGTGTCGGCGACGCTGGCCACGTCGACCGCGCGCTGCACCTCGACCGACTTCGGCATGTACTTGAGCACCTGCAGCAGCGCCACCTTGCGGGCATACATTTCCATGTTCTGGCCGCCGTCCTTGAGCGCGTAGTGCATGCCGCCGACCTTGTTGTATTTGTTCAGGTGGCGCACGACCCGGTCCATGGTCCAGACCTCGATCACCGCCTGTTCGCTGCCGTTGACGCGGCCGATCGCATACACGTGGGTGATGTCCTTCCAGCTATCTCCGTCGCCGGCCGGGCGGTGTTTCACGAACGGCCGATCACCCAGCGCCCAATCGAATTCGTCACCGCGGTAGACGGCGCCGGTCCACACCGTGGCGCGGCCGGCGCGCGACACCAGGTCGACCAGGCCTTGCCAGCCGGGGACAAAGGTAGCCTTGCCCTTGTACGGCACCAGGTAGCCTTGGCCGCCCACGCCGATTTCAAGGCCCAGCTGCGCGGCGACGATGACCGAGGCGAAGATGCTGTGCATATCGCACTTTTGCAGCGTCGCGTTCTGGCTGAAGGCGGTCATCGCCAGCCGCACCATGCGGTCGGCCGTGATGTGCTTTGGCAGGGCCAGCGCGATCTGGCCTTTGTACTTGTCCATGAAATCGTTCAGCGTCTTGGCTGGGCTGACCGCTACTTGATTGTTCATCTCTTGGCTTCCTTCTCTGGTTAAAAACCGTTTTTGTATGCGCTGATCGCGCGGGTGATCGCCCGGCGCCTGCCGAAACCTGCGCGGCAGCCGTGGCGGTATTGGTGGCGGAGGAAGCGGATCACGACAGCACCTGCTCGAACACGGCTTCCAGCAGGATCAGCGCGCCGATCGCGGCGAACATCGCGCCCGGGTGCTGCTCGCACCAGTCCATGCGGTAGAAGAGGAGGAAGTCCATCACTGCAGCCTCCAGTTCTGCGCCTGCTCCAGCACTTCCTTGAAGGCGACGATCGCGCCGGTGCGCATCTCGCCGCGGTGCGCGCGGAAGAACTTGGCCAGCACATCGGCCGGCCGCTCGACGGCCACCACCACCTCGGCGCGGTACGACTTCGAGGACTGCACCAGTGGCGCGTATTCGCGATGGATCACCACCTGGGTCATGCCGCTTTTCACCAGGCGGTCGAGCTCGGCCTGGTCGCGCGCCACTACAGAGCCCGGGTGCTTCGCACGGAAGGCGCGGTAGCAGGCCTCTTTGACCAGCTCCGGCGCGCCGTGCTCGGCGTACTCCATGTCCTTCACCTCCTGGCCGATCAGGTCCGCGATCTCGTCCCAGCGCTCCGTCTCGAACCACATGTTCTTCGCGAGCCACAGCAGGTCGAAGCTGCTCACGGTCTGGCGGTCGCGCTCGAGGGTCAGGTGCTCCGGCTTCATGTCGTAGCCGAACTTCAGCTCGGTCTTGCACACGAACAGGCCGCCGACGTACAGCCGACCCGGGCGCGCGCGCAGGATCCGGCCATAGCTGGTGGTCATGACCTCGCCCAGGTCGTTCTGCATGTGCAGGCAGGATTCGCGGACCTGCGCAATGTCGTCCGGCGACAGGCCTGCGATCTCGAACGTGATTCCCTCATTCTTGGCCGGCGCCGCGGTGTCCTCGATGCACAGCACCTCGGCGTCGAACTGGCGCGAGTGCTGGAACGACGGCGTCCACACCCGTTCGCCATTCAGCACGCGCACCTGGTAGCCGGCCCGGGTCAGCACCAGCAGCGCGATCTTGTAGCCCTCGCCGAAGCTGCCGATCTTGTCGGTGGCGTCGGCCTTGGACGTGGCGCCCAGCAGCAGGGTCGACGTCGGCAACGTGGCGAAGCGCGAGCGCACGGTCAGCGTGCTGCCGGCGAACTCGTATTCGAAGGGCGAGTCGCTGTCGATCGCGTTCTGGATGATCTCGCGCACCGCTTCGGCCATGCCCCAGTGGCGCACGTAGGTGCGGGCGATGGGCAGTTCGTACGAGCGGGAACCGGCGAAAAAGTTGGTAATGGCGTTCACGTTGGCCTCTGGTAGGTGGGTGGTATCAGTGCACAGCCCGGGCCCACGCGGCCTGGTCGATGCGGTTCTCTTCGTGGGATTCCTGCCGGCGCTTCTCCAGCGCGCCGACCGCGTTCTCGGCTTCCGCCGCACAGGCGTCGCGCATGACCTTCACCACCAGCTGGGCGAACTGCACGCCGGCATAGTCCGGATCGGTCACGGCACGGACGAACAGCGCCTTCGCATCGGCCTCGCTCAGCCGGTCGAGCATCGTGTTCTGGAGGTCGTTGGTAGCGCGCTTGTCGCCGGCCTGCAGCAGCAGGCACCAGCTGCGCACGCGCTGCGCGGTCAGCTCGGCGATCAGGGCTTCGCGGTCTTCGGCGTCGAATTGGTGGCGGTCCATGGTCAGGCTCCCAGCGCGACGCCGACCACGTACGGGCGCACCGCCTGACGCTCGGCCACGAAGCGCTGCAGTTGCTCGGCGTCCATGTCGGTGCAGTCGAACCAGTCGGCGGGCGCATTCGGCGTGACGAACCAGTCGGCCAGCATGCCGTCGGGCGAAACCAGGAAGCGGTCGGCGGCCATGGTCAGACTCCGGCGGCGGCCAGGGCGACGCGGGCCGGCAGCTTCGCGAACCAGTTGCGATCGAAGTCCGCCATCGCCAGCGCGGGGCTATCACCGAAACCGGCCACGCCGTCCTGCAGATTCGCACCGTACAGCGCGCACCACTGGTTGCCGTCGATGCTCAGTGCCGGGCGATAGATCGCGGCCGGGCTCTCGTACGCGGAGGCAGCTTGCCGCACGCTCTCGGCGGCCATTTGCATGAAGTGGCCGATGTTCTCGCCGCGAATCGCGTTCTCGACGGCGACGCCGACATCACCGATGCTGATCCTGCTGCGCACAGCGTCATAGACTGCTTGGTAGGTATCCATCGTGCTCTCCAGTTCGCGGCTCGGCGGGTGCTGAGCTCGCTTCGATGGAGAAATCTTAAAGCTAACTTGATGTTAGTGTCAAGCACGCTTGAAGAAAATATTCAAGCAAGCTTGATTGATGGCGGAGGTTGCTTGCCTTGGACGAAAAAAAGCCCGCGCGCGGCGGGCAGGGGCAATTCTTGAGGAGTGGGTTTAGAACTTCAGCGGCTTGATGGGCTCAATTTTCAATGGCTGAAGGCTGGATGGCTGCTGGGTTCCGGTGTTCAACTGGCTCGGCTGCGTGCCCTGGCGGTGCTGGCCGCCTTGATAACCGTACCCGTCCGGCTCCTTCGTGCCCAACTGACCCGTGTACGGGTTCACATTGCCCTTTGTGCTGTAGTTATCCATATTTGTGCTGTTCGGCGCGGTACGCTCATGCGGCTGAACATAGGTGCCATCTTTTTTCGTGTAACCGTTTACATGCACTTGGGCGAACGTTGGTGCTGCGACAATCAGCAGTATCGCGGCCAAAATATTTTTCATTTCCCCTCCTGGTTCGGCATGGTAGCGTGCCGTTTCGCCTTTCAATCTTAATCGGGCTCCAATTAATAACGAATGCGACTCGACAAGTTATCTACTGCCTTTTTCGTTTCATCAACAGAATCTTTGATTTCGCCAATTTCGCTTGACTCAACCATGGATGACAATTGAGATACCTCACTCGATAACTGCTCGATTTCCTCTCGGTTTCGATTTTGCGCAACAGAAAACCAAGCAAGCCAGAGAACGAGGCCGATACGGAACCAATTCACACGTATCAGCGAACACACGCTCTTGAGTCGCTCGGCAGTGGTTGTGTCGTATTTCATAGAATCTCTTCCTAACATCAAAGCCCGCCAGTTCCACTTCGGTCGCGAACTCGCCCGATAACGGTGATATGCTCGTTCGCCAATTCGGAGGAAACCTCTTCGTCTTTATAGGACGGGTTCACGCTGCGCAGTATCAGAGTGCCATCAAGTCGCCTGCTTAGGTATTTGACGCGTAATTGGTCGCCATACCGAAGTGCATAAAGACGCCCATCGACTACCTGCGTTTCATCCAGGTTAACCAGGATCGTATCGCGGGCATAAAGAAGTGGCTCCATACTGTCGCCGGCCACACGGAAGCGTCGGACGCGCTCCGGGTTAATGCCATATTTCTGGAACCAGCTGCGCCGGTATGTGGCTGGCTCCTGATCCTCGACCAGTTCGTAGTTGATGCGGCCGTTTCCGCCTGAGAATTCAATACGCGATTCGGGCACTAGCACTATGTCGTCCGGCAAATCATCATCTGGGTGAAAGGCCGCAACCGATGGCCGCGACCGCCAATTCTTGCGAAGCGCATCGGCGCTCTCGTTGACGTGGGCTTCTTGAGGCCCCGTTGCCCCCGGGGTGCCTTCGCCGGTTTCGAGCCACAGCGGGTCGACGTGCAGGAACTCCCCCAGCAAGCGAGCCTTCGTCGCACTTATCCCGTTTGAGCCATCTAGCCAAAAGCCGACCGACGTTGATGACGTCTTCGCTGCGCGCGCCAGCTCAGCGTTCTTGATCGGCTTTCCGAGGCGCTTTTCCTCTTCACTGATGGCCCAGCGAAGTCTTTCTGACAATAAATTCATAAAGATAGCTTAACAAACGGCTTATCAAGCTGGCTTGACAGTTTAAGCAAGAGAGCTTACGATTATTTTCAAGTCAACTTGAGAGTCGATATGAACGCTACCGAAATCATCGAACGCCTTGGCGGCGTCACGAAGACAGCAGCCTTGTGCGAGGTGACTGCGCAAGCCGTCTCCCAGTGGCACACCAACGGCATCCCCAAGGCACGCCTGAAGTATCTACGCCTCGCACGCCCCGACGTGTTTGAGCAGGTGGACGCTCAAAAGTCCTCCTCCGAATCTCAGCCGCAGTAACAACTGCGGTTTTTTTGCGCCCGAAAAGTTGCACGCAGGCAGTTGCCCTTTGGCGATTGCACCGTGACACGAAACCAACAAGTAGAGACCGAAATGGATCAACCGATCATCTCGCGCGACGCCATCCGCGCCAAGGCCCGCCGCGCGTTCAAGCGTGGCGCCGGCCGTGAGGATCACGGCATGAACGAAGGTTCGCCGGCGATCGCCGACTGGCAGGACGAGTGGGACCAGTGCGAGGTCGCGCGCCTGGAACAGCAGCAGGACCGCGAGTGGGCCACCGACCAGCTGGCCCAGGCGCTCGGGAGGGCCGCAGCGTGACCACTTTTTTTTCGCCCGGAAGGCCGGGCATGCGATCCCCCAGCATTGATTCTGCGCCGGCCAGCGCCGTTGAGTTTGATGCGGCTGCGGGGTTGGGGTTGATCTGGATTCAAGGGAGGGTGCGATGAATGCACCCGACCAACTGCCAGCGCCGTTGACGCCTACCGACTGCAACCTGCGCGGCATGCCCTACATGCCAATGAAGGTCGCCCAGGTGCTGCAGTCCGAAACCTTCGGACTCACCACCGGCGACGAGTTCAAGGCTGCCTTCGCCCTCTGGTGCGCGAGCTGGATGGAAGTTCCGGCCGCGAGCCTGCCCAACGACGAGCGCATGCTCGATTTCCTGTCGCGCTCCAAGAACTGGAAGAGGGTCCGCGACATGGCCCTGCGCGGCTGGGTTCTGTGCGAAGACGGGCGCCTTTACCACCCCGTCATTGCCGAGGCAGCCCTGGATGCTTGGGAAAAGCGCTCCGACTTCCGCGACAAGGAAGGCAGCAAGAACGACCGTCAACAGCGCTGGCGTGACCAATGCAAGCAGCTCGCTGCACAGCTGCGCGAGATGGGTGTGACGCCTCCACGTGGCGCCTCACTCAAGACACTGCAGGGCCTCATCGCATCACACACTGTAGACGGAGGTGTAGACGCTGAAACGTCTACACATGTAGACGCCGTTACGTCTGCTGTAGACGATGTAGAGATTGGTAAAGAAGTAGAAGTAAAAGGGATAGTAGTAGACGGCGTCTCCGCACCGTCTACGCGGATCGGGCAAATCTGCATCCTGCTGCGCCGCGCTGGCCTCAACATCGGTCCGGACGCCATCAAGCCGCTCGACTGGCCGACCAATCCCAGGATCACCGACGACCTGCTGCGTGAGGCGATCACACGCGCCAAACGGAGCAAGCCCAAGTTCGCGCCTGCCTACCTGAACCCGATCATTGCCGAGCTGCTGGCCGAGGCCGAAGCCGCTGAGGGCCAGAAACTCGTCCAAGGAAAGGACTACGAATGATTGCCCAAAACGCCCAGCCCATCCTGGCAGCTCGCCTGCGCGGCTTCCGACCCGACGAGATGGTCATGGTCTCGCTGATCGGTCGCATCACCAGCCCGAACCAGACCGTCTACGCCAAGCCCGACGAGGCTTACGACTGGCGGTGGGTGCGAGGCTTGGACGTGTGCGTGTGCATCGACAACGCGCCGAACTGGGCGCCGATCGTGAAGGCCATCGCGCTGCAGCGCCCGGACTACCTGTGCATCTGGCACGAGACCCAGCACTGGGGCGCCAGGGTGTACGTGATCCCGACCGCCGACGACATCCGCAAGCCCGTGCAGCTGTGGACCTACGAGCTCGACTTCCTCGAATGGCTCGACTTCCAGAACCGCGACTTCATCGAAGGCCGCACCTACGAACGTGACGTGAACGGCATGCCCCATGAATCTCATTCCTGACAACATCGACTTCTCCGCGTACATGGAGGAACCCGAGCAGCACCGCATCATCCCGGCGTCCGCCTTCCTCGACGAAGTGACCGCGCTGTTCTATCCGCCGGCGGACCTGCCGAAGTTCCCGACCATGCTGTGGGACAAGGCCAAGGACAAGGTGGAGTTTCGCCCGGGCGAGGTCTCGCTGTGGGCCGGCGTGAACGGCCACGGCAAGTCCATGTTCCTGTCCCAGGTCGGGCTGGACCTGTGCCACCAGGGCGAGCGCGTCATGAACGCCTCGTTCGAGATGACGGCACCGCGCCAGATGCAGCGCATGTGCCGACAGGCGTACGCCGGTGAACGCCCGAGCATCCCGTTCATGTCCGAGCTGCACCGCTGGACCGACAACCGCCTGTGGATCTACGACCACATGGGCGCCATCGACTGGAAGCGCCTGATGGCCGTGCTCCGCTACGCGCAGAAGAACTTCGGCATCACCCAGTTCGTGGTCGACAGCCTCATGAAGTGCGTACGGGGTGAGGACGACTACAACGGCCAGAAGGACTTCGTGAACGACCTGTGCAGCTTCGCCCAGGCCAGCAAGATCCACGTCCACCTGGTGCACCACGTCCGCAAGGGTGAGAGCGAGCACAAAGCGCCGGGCAAGTTCGACATCCGCGGCGCCAGCTCGATCACCGACCTGGTCGACAACGTCTTCATCGTCTGGCGCAACAAGCGCGCCGCGGCCGAGAACAACGGCGAGCCCACCGCCCTGATCTCGTGCGAGAAGCAGCGGCACGGCGAATGGGAAGGAAAGCTGGGGTTCTGGTTCGACGAGGCATCGCAGCAGTACCTGGAGCGCATCGACGCGCAGCCCATTCGCTACAACCTCAAGGCGGCCAAGCAGGCTGCGTTGCCGGCATAGGAGACCACGATGAACCACCACCACGACCACATCGAACCACGCACCCCGCAGGAGACCGCGCTGATCGCAGCGCATGCACAGCGGGAGGCTGAGCTGCGCCTGCAGATGGACCTGCTTGTGCTGCGGAGCATGGCCAGGGAAGCGGAGCAGCAGCAGGCCTGACGAGACCATTTCGCGCGCGAGCGCACCAACCGCAGCAAAACCTGAAAGGGCAACAACATGAGCACAACCTTCATCACCCCTACTCCTGGCCGCATCGTCTGGTACCGCGGCAGCGACGGTGAGGTTCGCCCGGCCATCGTCGTGAAAGGCTACGGCCTGTTCAGCGCCGACCTGTACGTGTTCCCGTTGAGCGCCGGCGATGGCGACTGCTGCTTCAAGCAGACGGTCACGCATGCGGATCCCGAGCAGGAACCCGGCTGCCTACCGTCCTGGGACTGGATGCCGTACCAGAAGCAGCAGGCCGAGAAGCACGCCAGCGAGCCGGACCGGGCTGAGCGCCCGCAGCTGGTCACCGGCGACGCCAGCGAAGCCGCGATTGAGCGCGAGATTCAGGCCAAGGGTCTGACTGCGCCGCGCCTGTCGCCCGCCGATCTGGACGCGAACATCGTGCACACCGAGATTGTGAAGCACGTTTCGCTGACCGGCCAGGTGCTGCGCTGGGCCGTCATGACCACGAAGAACGGTTTCGCTGTCGTCGGCAAGCCCTCCGTGGCCGTCTCGCCCGCGAACGACGACGCCGCGATCGGCGAGAAGGTTGCCGTCGACAACTCCCGCGCTGAGCTGTGGCCGTTGATGGGTTATGCCCTGAAGCAGGCACTGTGGGAGAAAGACGTTTCGATCTGACCCAGCACCACCCCGCCCGGCCAGCCCGGGCGGCTACGACAACGACAAGGAGAACCTGAACGATGGAAGATTTCGATACCGAAGTGAGCAAGGTCGGGCACCGCCGGTTCCAGCGGTTCCTCGCCGGCAAACTGGCCCAGCTGGTGTTCTGGCTGGGGATTGGCGCAGTGCTGGCGAAAGTGCTCAAGTCATGATCACCCTCACCCTCCCCTACCCGATCAGCGCGAACCGCTACTGGGCCACGCGCACCGTTCCAGCCAAGGGCGCGCGCAAGGCCATGGCGATGACTTACGTGACGCCCGAGGCGAAAGCGTACAAGTCGACCGTCGAGACCATCTGCGCCGCCGCCGGCATCCGCGGGCCGCTGGTCGGCCGCGTGCAGCTCGACGTGAAGCTGTACCCGCACCGCCCGCTCGACTGGCAAACCCGCCAGCGAAAGCTGGGCGCGGCCTGGGACGACGGCGTGCAGTGCCTGGACCTGGACAACGCCAACAAGGTGCTGCTCGACGCGCTCAAGGACGTGGCGATCGAGGACGACAAGTGGGTGCGGCGCATCGTCAGCGAACGCATGGAGCCGGACGGCGAGGCGCGCGTGGTGGTCACGATCACGGCCATGCCGGTGGTGCAGCTGCAGGCCAGCCTGCTGGGAGAAGCCGCCTGACCGAGACATCGGGCATCGCCTGGTGCCCGCTCTACGCAATTTGCATCAATCTGCCACATTTTGTTCAAAATTCGGCAGTAACTATCACAATTTCCACCAATCAAGCTGTAAAATTTCCATAATCCAATGACTATGGGAATTTTCCGATGGGCTCAAGAATCCCGCTTCAGGTCGAAGACATCGACCAGGTCGTGCCGACCACCAGCCGCAAGGTGTTCATTGCGGTAGACGAAAACGGGTTGCGCATCGGCGAGACCCACCCCAACGCAAAGCTGACCGATGCGCAGGTCGACGAGATGCGCGACCTACGCGAGCGCGACGGCTGGAGCTACGACCGCCTGGCCGAGCGCTTCGACATCCCCAAGATCACCGTTGCCAAGATCTGCACCTACGAGCGCCGCGCCTCGACGATCGCGCGCTGGAAGGTGCTGCTGCTGCACGTCCCGATTTCCCTCACCAACTCCCTGGAGGCATGACCATGCTCGAAGCGCCCACCGTGCAGCCCACCCTCACCCCTGGCCAGCTGGCTGCCCAGGCCGTCATCGATAAAGGCGACTACGCCACCATGCTGAAGAGCTGCCTGCCGACCCTGCGCGCCGACCTGTATGCGGCCGAGTTCATGCTGGCTGAGATGGCCCGCTCGCGCGATGTGCAGCAGCGGAAGAAGAAGTTCCTGAAGGCGGCCGGCAAGATCACGGGTGGCATACCCCCGATGACCGAGACCGCGCTGCGCGTCATCGCCTGCTCGCCGAGGGGCTGAACTGTGGTCCGTACCGCCGGTGCTGTTGCGCTGACCGATCAGGACATCGTCGAGATCATAGAGCGCCTGGCGGACGGGCTCACCCTGAAACAAAGTTGCAAGAAGTCCAAGCGCGCATACGCGAATGTGATCCGCCGCATAGGGGAAAGCCCCGAGTTAAAGAAGCTCCACGCGCACGCGCGCGAAGAGTACGTGCGGTCCCGCGTGCAGGACATGCACGACATCGCGAAGAACCCGAAGATCGACCCGGCGCGCGCCAGGCTGATGATGGACGCGATCAAGTGGGAAGCCGCCCGCGTGCTGCCCAAGGAATTCGGCGATCGCGTGCAGCAAGAAGTCATCATCACCAACAACACGACCCTCTCCCAGCGCATGCAAAAGGCCCGCACCCGCGCGCTGGCCAAGTCGCGTGGCGAGCTTCCGGATGAGGAAGTTGTCGCCGTGGCCGGCGCGCCCACCACGGGCGCCGAATGACCGCCCACAACAGCGAGCAGCAGCTGGAAGACCAGCTGTGCGAAGACATCGCCGGGTTCACCCACGACCCGCTGGGCTTTGTGCTGTACGCCTTCGACTGGGGAAACGGCGAGCTCGAGAAGTTCGCGCACGGCCCCGACGACTGGGCACGCGAGGTGCTGGGCGAGATCGGCCAGAAGCTGCGCAGCGGCGCCATCACCGGCCTGCACGAGGTCATCCAGATGGCCACCGCCAGCGGCCACGGCATCGGCAAGTCCGCGCTGGTGGCCTGGCTGATCATCTGGGCCATTGCCACGTTCGAAGACACGAAGGGCGTGGTCACCGCGAACACGGACAACCAGCTGCGCACCAAGACCTGGGCCGAGGTCAGCAAGTGGTATCGCCTGTGCATCTGCAAGCATTGGTTCAAGCTGACCGCCACCAGCATCTTCAGCACCGACCCCGAGCACGAGAAGACCTGGCGCATCGACATGATCCCCTGGTCGGTATCGAACACTGAGGCGTTCGCCGGCCTGCACAACCAGGGCAAGCGGATTCTGATCGTGTTCGATGAGGCCTCGGCCATTCATGACGACATCTGGGAGGTGACCGAAGGCGCACTGACCGACGACAACACCGAGATCATCTGGGTGGCGTTCGGGAACCCGACCCAGAACACCGGGCGCTTCCGCGAGTGCTTCCGCCGGTTCCGTCATCGCTGGTCCTGCCGCCAGGTGGACAGCCGCACCGTCCGGATCGCGAACAAGGGCCAAATCGAAAAGTGGGTGGCCGACTACGGCGAAGACAGCGACTTCGTGAAGGTGCGCGTGCGCGGCATGTTCCCGAAGGCCAGCACCAAGCAGTTCATCGGTACCGACGACGTCGACGCAGCGATCGCGCGCGCCCTGCGCCCGGAGCAGTACGAGTTCGCGCCGAAGATCCTGACCTGTGACCCGGCCTGGGAAGGCGACGACGAGCTGGTGATCGGCCTGCGCCAGGGCCTGTCGTTCCGCGTGCTGCGCACGATCGAGAAGAACGACAACGACCTGGTGGTGGCGTCGATCCTCGCCAACCTCGAGGACCAGCACGAAGCCGATGCCGTGTTCATCGACGCCGGCTACGGTACAGGGATCGTCAGCGCTGGCCGCACCATGGGGCGCACTTGGCAGCTGGTCTGGTTCGGCGGCGCGTCGTCCGACCCGGGCTGCCTGAACAAGCGCGCCGAGATCTGGAAGCTGATGCGCGACTGGCTAAAGGACGGTGGCGCCATCGAGAAGGCTGACCAGGTGCTCTACAACGACTTGATCGGACCAGAAACCATCGGGCGGCCGGACGGCAAGATCCAGCTGGAGTCGAAGAAGGACATGAAGGCGCGCGGCCTGCCCTCCCCGGGCCGCGGCGACGCCCTGGCCCTGTCCTTCGCCTACCCGGTGGCCAAGAAATCCCCGCTCGAGCGTCTGGGCCTGGCCGGCAACCGCCCGAAGGACTACGACCCGTACGCCTGACCGGTATACGTACCCACCAGCCCCCCTCATAGCATGCATGCCCATAGGAGGGGTGCATGTTGGTCATACGTGAAATCGAGGCGGCCGATCACATCGACGGCGTGATGGACATGCTGCGCGAGAACTGGGCCGAAACCGGGTTCGACTTCGAGCTGCGGCCGAACGTCGACCTGGTGCGGCTGCTCCAGCAGCGCGGTGTCATGTTCGTGCTGGTCGCCTTCGACGGCGAGCAGCTGGTCGGCTATTCCTCGGCGGTGCTCGGCCCGCACGTGTTCAACCCGGACATCCTCACCTGCGAGAGCAGCGCCCTCTTCGTCCTGCCGGCCTGGCGCAAGACCAGCGCCGGCGCGCGCCTGATCGCTGCCACCGAGCAGGCCGCCAAGGCGAGGGGCGCAAATCGAATGCTGTGGCACACGCGGGCGGGCACGCCTCTGGCCGCAACACTGGAACGGCGCGGCTACCAGCCCGCCGATGTCACTGTCATGAAGGGAATCTAACCGATGGGTATCTCAAGCAACAACGCCGTGGGCGGCCTACTGGTCGGGCCGTTCGTCTCCAACGATGCCGTCGGCATGGTGCTGGGCGGGCCGACGTACATGTCGTACAAGCAAGGGAAGAAGGCCAACGACCTGCAGCAGAAGGCGACCGATCAGGCCACGGCTGCGGCGAAGGCAACCGCCGACCAGGCTCAGCAGGCCACCAACCGCGCCAATCAGAAGAAGCCGGACACGGCCGCTCTGCTGTCGTCCAACAAGGGCGGCGCAGCAGGCACGATGCTGACCGGCCCGGCCGGCATCGACCCGAGCGCGCTCCTGCTTGGCAAGACCACCCTGCTCGGCGGCGGGGGCGGCTGATGGCACCACCGATCACCCGCAACCAGTTCCTGAACCGCTGGGGCATGCTCAAGCGCGAGCGCGCCAGCTGGTTCTCGCACTGGCAGGAAATCTCCAAGAACCTGCTGCCCCGCCAGGGGCGCTTCTTCATCGAGGACCGCAATCGCGGCGAGCGGCGCCACAACGCCATCTACGATTCGACCGGCACGCGCGCGCTGCGCATCCTGTCGGCTGGCCTGATGGGCGGCGCCACCTCGCCGGCGCGGCCCTGGTTCCGCCTGAAGGTCAAGGACGTGGACATGATGAAGTCGCAGGCCGTCAAGCAGTGGCTGGACGACGTGACCGGCCTCATCCTGGCCGTGTTCCAGAAGTCCAACACGTACCGTGCGCTGCATTCCCTCTACAACGAAATGGGCGGCTTCGGCACCGGCGCCAGCCTGATTGTGCCCGACTTCCGCAACGTGCTGCACCACTACCCGCTGACCACCGGCGAGTACTGCCTGACCACCGATTTCCGGGGCGGGGTCTGCACCCTGTACCGCGAATTCCAGACCACCGTGGGCGGCCTGGTGAAGGAGTTCGGCATCGAGAAGGTCAGCCCGGCAGTGAAGGCGCTGTACGACCGTGGCGACCTGGACAGCTGGGTGACCGTCATCCACGCGATCGAGCCGCGCGCCGATCGCGACGCGTCGAAGCTGGATCCGCAGAACATGGCTTGGTCCAGCGTCTACTTCGAGCAGGGCGTGAACGAGGATCGCTACCTGCGCGAATCCGGCTTCAAGCGCTTCCCAGCGATCTGCCCTCGCTGGGAGGTGGCCGGCGGCGACATTTACGGCAACGGCCCGGGCATGGAAGCGCTGGGCGACATCAAGCAGCTCCAACACCAGAATCTGCGCAAGGGCCAGGCCATCGACTACCAGACGAAGCCGCCGCTGCAGGTGCCCATCACCATGAAGAACCAGCCGCTGGACACCCTGCCGGGCGGGATCAGCTACTACGACCCGACCACGAACTCCGGCAAAGGCGCGATCCAGTCGGCCTGGCAAGTGAATCTGAACCTGGACCACCTGCGCGAAGACATGGGCGAAGTGCGCCAGCGCATCAACCAGTCCTTCTACACCGACCTGTTCCTCATGCTGTCGAATCTGGACAAGTCGGGCATGACCGCCACCGAGGTGGCCGAGCGCCACGAGGAGAAGCTGCTGATGCTGGGGCCGGTGATCGAGCGCCTGGACAACGAAGCGCTGAGCCCGCTGGTCGATAACGCCTTCGACCTGCTGCTGGCGGCCAATGCCCTGCCGCCGCCGCCGCCCGAGCTGCACGGCCAGCAGCTGGACGTCAAGTACACGTCCGTCCTGGCTCAGGCCCAGCGCGCGGTGGCCACCAACGGCGTCGACCGCTTTACGGGAAACCTCGGTGTGATCGCCCAGATGAAGCCCGATGTACTGGATAAGTTCGACGCCGACCAGTGGGTGGACGCCTACAGCGACATGCTTGGCGTGCCGCCGAGCCTGATCACGCCTTCGGACAAGGTGGCCATCATCCGCCAGCAGCGTGCGCAGGCCCAGCAGCAGGCCGCCCAGCTCCAGGCGGCAGAGCAGGCATCGGCAGCGGCACGCAACCTCGGCGCCACGCCGACCACCGGCGGCAACGCCGCTTCCGACGTCATGGGCATGTTCGCCCAGGGCTTCGGCCAATAACCCCACCGAGAGGACCCCGCCATGACCAATCTGGCATTGAGCAAGGAAGAGGCGAAAAGCGAGTACGGCGTCGAGCCCAGCGACGACAGCCTGCCGAAATACCCCTACGGCCTGACCCTGTACCTGGACGACGACACCCTGAAGAAGCTGGGCATCACCGATCTGCCGAAGGTCGGCACCTCGATGCCGGCGACGATCACCGTCATGGTCACTGGCACCAGCCAGCGCGCCACCCAGTCCAGCAAGGCAGGCGAAGAGATGCGCACGTGCGTCGACCTGCAGATCACCGACATGGATATCAACTTACCCAGCAAGTCGGCCGCCGATGTGCTGTACGGCCAGAAGTAAGGAAACGTCATGCCCACCATCTCCTACGTGACCACGCCCACGAAGACCAGTAAGGCCTGTGTCGCCACCTGGGTCGGCCTGACCAACGGTGCCGACGGCGCCCCGCTTGACCAGGCGCAATACGCCGACAAGAGCGTCCAGGTGTCCGGGGCCTTCGGCGCCAATGGCAACCTGCAGCTGCAGGGCAGTAACGACGGCGCCAACTGGAACGTGCTCACCGACCCGCAAGGCGCCGCCCTGAACATCTCGGCCGCGTCGATTAAGTTCGTGGCCGAAGCCACGCGCTACATCAAGCCCGTGGTCACCAGCGGCGACGGCACCACCAACATCACCGTCACTATCCTGTTGAAGGAATAACCATGAAGAAACTGATCGAGCGCCTCTTTGGCGCCGAGCCGGGCCCGGCCCCGACTCCTCCCGAGCCGACCGCCGCGCCCGCTGAATTCATCGTCCCGCCCCGGCCCTACGTGAACCAGCAGGCGCTGGAGACCGCTGGCGCACGCATCGGCATGTGGGTCGTGCACGATGGTCAACTGGGCATCCTGACCGGCTGCGGCGCCGATGGCGTGGCCACCGTCACGCTGCAGAAGGCCGACGGCACCACGCTGATGGAGCTCGACGCCAGCGACAACGCGGTGCCGGCTACGCGCCACGCCGACTTGAGCAGCCTGCGCGCCGCCTACATCGAAGAGGTCCCGGCCTCGCGCCATGAAGGCGAAGCGCACCTGCGCGAGTTCGGCTACATCGGCCAGGAGGAAGCAGCATGACGATCATGGTCCCCAACAGCGGCGAAGTGATCGCCCTGTCATACCTGGTGAACAAGGCCACGCCCGAGAACCTGGTGTACCGCTTCTTCACGAACAACATCACCCCGAGCGAGACCGACACGGCAGCCACTTACACCGAGGCGGCGGGCGGCGGCTACGCGGCCATGAACCTGGCCGGCGCCAACTGGGCCGTGAGCGGCGGTGCGCCATCGACCGCGACCTACGCCCAGCAGACCACCACCTTCACCGGCCCGCTGACCGGCAACACGACGATCTACGGCTACTTCGCGACGCGCGCGACCAGCGGTGACCTGGTGCTGGCGGAGACCTTCACGTCGTTCACGCCCGCCGCGAGCGGCGACAACATCAAACTGACCCCTACGATTACGGCGGATTGACATGGCGACGATTAAAGAACGCATCCTCGCACGCGCTGACCTGGCCGAGGCCATGAGTCGTCGCGACACCGAGGCGCTGGCGGCCGGGCTGAACGAGCAACCCGAGTTCGCGCGCGGCGAATGCTGGGTCGACGCACTCGGCATCATCAACCGTTGCACGCATGGCAAATCGATCCTTCGCAAGCTGAAAGCCGGCGCCGCGGTCGATGCGATCGTCGAGGTTGCCTGGAACGCCCTGAACGGCAAAGGGCTCGACTTCGGCGCGGATAGCACGCTCGCGAGCATCGACGAGATGGCGCCAGCGCTCGATTTCACGGTTGACGAGGCTGAAGACCTCCGTGCACTCGCGCCACTGTGCCCCGTATACGTGTCGCGCCTGGACATCGCCGATGCAATGTTTAACGACGACGGGAGTCTCAAGTAATGTCAGCCACTAAAAGCCCTTCCCTCCTGTTCCCCGCTGGCACGAACGTCCCGGCCGGCACCACGCGCGCATCGCCAGTCATCGGCAACGTGATTGACCTGTCGATCGGCTATGGCGGCGTGGCCCACGCCAAGATCACCAACGGGGCCAGCCCGCCGACGGCTGGCGGCACCATCGAGATCCAGGCATCGCCGGATAACGTCCTCTGGACCTTCTACGACCAGATGCTCGGCGACAGCGCCGCAGGCAGCGGCGGCACTGCGTCCATCCCGGTCGACAAAGGGGTGAAGTACCTGCGCGCCATCGCGTTCGGGAACACCGTCAACGCCGTGACCGTCGACGGCCAATTTACCCATGTGACGGGGCTGTAAATGATCCCGATGCGGCGCCAGCCGGCCTCGCGCGCCAGGATCAATTGGGCCAATCCGATCACTCAGGGGCTGGAATTCGCGTATCTCCCCGGCACCTTGACGGATGCCACCGGCAAGAGCCCGCGCGCGTCGTTTCAGGGCAACGGGCGACCCGAGGTGCGCGGCGGCACTATCCTCAACTTTGCCGGCACCAACGCCGGGGTCCAGGTGGGCACCGGTGCCCCGTTGCTCGGTCCGCTGAACAACTCCACCATTGTCGCCATTGGCATCGCCCTCAAGCAGGCCTCGCTCTATTGCGAGCGCCCCAGCAGCGGTAACGACATTTACAAACTTGAATCGTATTCGGGCGGGTCGCAATTCACCTACCGGAACGACGGCGGTTCTTTGAACCAGCTTGCCGCGCCTGGCACGAACGCCTTTTCAGGCGTGGTTCGGATATTCGCCGCGACGAAGAACAACAACATTCACAAGGCGTACTGCGGCGCTGTCAACCACGAAAATTCGATCGGGATGGTGACGGGAATATACACCGCGTATAACTCGCCGCCCACGATGACGAACGCCGGGATGGTGCGCAGCATCGCCTATGACATTCAGGACCCGAGCGCCTATCTCCACGGGCGCCTGGACTTGGTGGCTGGCTGGTCGCGCACGCTGTCGGATGATGAGATCCGCTCGCTGCAGGCGAACCCCTGGCAGATTTTCGCCGCATCGAGCGATGACGCCGACTTGGCACGCCTGGCCAGCGCTGCCCCGAGCGGCCCGCTGTCCTTCAACTACACTGCAGTGGGCGGCTTCGTGCTTTCTGGATCTGCAGAACGCTTGCGCGGCGCCTCGTCGGCGCCGGTCGGCGGCCTGACGTTGTCCGGCACCGCACCACGATCGCGCGGCAGAACTCCGGTTGCGTCGAGCGGCATACTGCTGGGGGGCGCGGCGCCGGCCCAACGCGCAGCTGTTCGCTCGGCGGCTGGTGGGACAGTATTCAGCGGTAGTGCTTCGGTCGGCTTCGTCCGAACAGTGAAATCGCTTGTCGTCACTCCGCTGTTGTCGATCGCCCTGCGCGGATCCGCCAATGTCGCGCGCACCTGCACGCGCCTGGTGTCCGGCGGCCTGTCTCTGGCTGGTCACGCCGTCAGCGCTGCCGGCGCCGCCGGCGCGATCATCGCCAGCATGCTGCCCGCCTTCATCCGCCGCCGCCGGCGCTAACGCGTATACGTACCGCCCATGGCCGCCCATACAGTGGCGGCCATGGATTTCGACCCCCTCAATACTGACCAGCAGGACGCCGATCGCGAGGCCCAGGCCCAGCGTCAGGAGCTGGCTCGCCAGCAGGAAATCGCCGACTTCCTGTGGATGATGGCCGACCCGCGCGGCCGGCGCATCGTCTGGCGCCAGTTGGGCGCCGCCGGCGTCTTCCAGTCCAGTTTCGACCCCACCGCCATGACCATGGCTTTCAACGAGGGCCGCCGCTCCGAAGGCCTGCGCCTGCTCGCGCAGGTGATGGAGCGCTGCCCCGACCTCTACGCAACCATGATGAAGGAGCAAACGCAATGCCCGGAGAAACCCTGATCACCGACGGCGCCACGACCGCGACCGCGACGACGGCAACGGAGGCCACCGCCAGCACCACGGCCACGACGTCGACCACCACAGCAACTGGCGAGACCACTGGCGAGACCGCGCAATCCTCGTCAACCACGGGCGAAAAAGCTGGCGAAGGCGGCGAAGCCGGCGCCAAGACCCCGGAGCAGATCGCCGCCGACGAGGCCGCGGCCCGCGCCGCCGAGGAAGCCGCTGCAGCCAAGGCCGGCGCACCCGAGAAATACGAGCCGTTCAAGGCCCCCGAGGGCACGGCGCTGGATCCGGCCATCGCCACCAAGTTCGAAGAGACCGCGCGCGCGCTGAACCTCCCGCAGGATAAGGCGCAGCAGCTGATCGACCAGATGGCCCCGGTGATGGCCCAGCAGCACGCCCAGCAGATGGAACAGCTGCGCGCCGACTGGAAGGAGCAGTCGAGCGCTGACAAGGAGTTCGGCGGCGACAAGCTGCCCGAGAACCTGGGCTACGCGCGCAAGGCGCTGGACACCTTCGCCACCCCCGAGCTGAAGACCATCCTGAACGAGACCGGCCTGGGCAACCACCCCGAGCTGGTGCGCTTCATGGTCCGTGCCGGCAAGGCCATCAGCGAAGACAAGATCGTCATGGGCGGTGCACCGGCTAGCGCGAACCGCTCGGCCGCCGAGGTGCTGTACGGCGGCGACAAGAAGTAATCCCCCACCGCGGCGGTATACGTACCGCCGCGCGCCTTCTCTACGCTTCAGTCTCACCGAACAGATATCGGTTTTTAACCCACACACTGGAGTAAGCAAATATGGCACTTCTCGCAGCTGGCGCCCTCACCCTCGCCGACTGGGCAAAGCGTCTGGATCCCGACGGCCAGGTGCCGAAGGTGGCAGAACTTCTGTCCCAGACTAACGACATCCTGGAAGACGCGGTCTTCGCCGAAGGCAACCTGCCGACTGGCCACCGCCTCAACATCCGTACCGGCCTGCCGCAGGTCTTTTATCGCATGATCAACCAGGGCGTCCCGGCTTCCAAGTCGACCACCGCCCAGATCGATGAAGCCTGCGGCATGCTGGAAGCGCGCTCGCACATCGACCTGAAGCTGCTGGCCCTGAACAACAATTCGGCCGCCTTCCGCTTGTCGGAAGACGAAGCGTTCATCGAGGCGATGAACCAGACCATGAGCGGCTGCATGTTCTACGGTAACCCGGGCACCGACCCGCGCCAGTTCGCCGGCCTGCAAACCCGCTACAGCTCGCTGACCGCTGGCAACGGCGCCAACGTCATGGACGCGGGCGGCACCGGCACGAACAACACCTCGATCTACCTGGTGGTGTGGGGCGAAAACACCGTGTTCTGCCCGTTCCCGAAAGGTTCGAAGGCTGGCCTGCAGCACCGCGACCTGGGCGAGGACGACGTGGCGGACGCCAACGGCAACATGTTCCGCGCCGTGAAGGCTCTGTATTCGTGGGAAAACGGCCTGGCCGTGAAAGACTGGCGCTATGTCGTGCGTATCGCCAACATCAACGTGTCGGACCTGGTCGGCCAGTCGGCAACCCAGGCCGCGTCGGCTGCAACCCAGATCATCAACCTGATGATCCGCGCCATGGACAAGATCCCGAACCTGGCGATGGGCCGCCCGGTGTTCTACGCGAACCGCACCGTGTATTCGATGCTGCGCGTGGCTGCGATGAACAAGTCGTCGAGCGCCCTGGCGATCGAGGCTGCAACCAACCAGTTCGGCAACGCGTACAAGATGACGACCTTCTTCGGCATCCCGCTGCGCAAGGTCGACCAGCTGCTCAACACCGAATCGCGCGTCGTGTAACGGCGGCGCCTTTCCAGACTTAAAGGAATAACCATGTACCTCGATGCAGCATTGCTCCTCTCGGGCTCGGTGTCGGCAACCAACCAGCTGACCGGCCAGGCCGTGAACGGCGCCGGCACCATCCTGTCGGCCAACACCATCGACGTGGCGCCGCTGTCGCTGGGCAGCAACCAGCCAGGCGACATCGGCGCCGGCGAAGACCTGAACGTTGCCTTCTCGGTCCTGTCCGCGCCGACCGGCGGCACCAGCGTGCAGTTCCAGGTGATCCATGCCGACGACGCGGCGCTGACCACCAACGTGGAAGTACTGAGCTCGACCGATGCCGTGCCGATCGCGAAACTGCCGGTCGGTACCGTCATCAAGCTGGCCATCAACCCGGCCCCGGGCGCCGCCAAGCGTTACGTCGGCACCCGCTACATCAACGTGGGCGCCATCGCCACCTGCTCGATCGCCGCCGCGGTGGTCAAGGATGTCCAGGGCAAGGGCACCAGCTTCAAGTCGGGCTACACCATCGCCTGATAAACCGGCGCGGGGCTTCGGCCCCGTTCCCATTTACCTCATTCGGAGAACCACATGAACCGCCATATCCGCACCTCCCGCCTGGCCATGATCGCCCTGGGCTTGGCCGCCACCACCATGATCGAAGCCGCCGGCGCCAGCGAAGTCGGCGCGCCGCGCGCACCGGTCAAGTATCGCGTCAAGGAGAAGTCCCTGATCGGTAACGACCTGCACGAAGCTGGCGCCGTGGTCAGCTATGCCGGTCTGCCGTCCGAGAACCTGGAGCCGATGTGCGACGAAGGCCGCAAGCGCGCCGCCGAGTACGCCGAGTCGAACCGCGCTCGCATCTCCAAGATGATCAGCGACAACAAGGAAAGCGCCGTCGGCGACCCGGCCAAGTTCGCTGCCGATTTCGCGAGGGTCCTGGCCGAAGAGCGCGCCGAGCACGCCGCCCAGATGAGCAAGATGCTGGCCCTGCAGCAGGAATCGGCCACCCAGCTGGCCGAGGCAGCGAAGAACATGGCCACCCTGGCCGCCGCCCTGACCCAGGCGCAGGCAGCGCCGGCCGCACCGGCCGAGCCCGTCGAGAAGGCTGCCGGCAAAGCCAAGGGCTGATCCGGCCCTTCGCCAGTACCCCGACCATGACAAAGGGCGATCTCTCGGGGTCGCCCTTTTTCCATTCTGGAGAACCGCATGTCATCTGAAGTTGAAATTTGTAACCTAGCGCTGGCCCACCTGGGCGACAGCGCGACTGTCGCCAGCATCGATCCGCCGGAAGGTTCGGCCCAGGCCGAACACTGCGCGCGCTGGTACCCGGTCGCACGTAACGCGCTGCTCGAGCTGGGGGAATGGAACTTCGCCACCACGCGCACCCTGCTGGCCGAGCTCGTCAACCCGTTCCCGCAGTGGGGCCACGCGTATGCGCGCCCGGCCGACTGCCTCAAGGTGCTGGCGGTCCTGCTCGCCGACGCAACCAGCGACGTGCGAGCGCCGCAATCCGGCTTTCAGTTCTACCAGGATCCGGAGGGATTCACCACCGAGACCGACTACACCACCGGCAACCAGATCATCCTCGCCAACCAAGGCAACGCGCTGGTGCGCTACACCAGGCTGGTCACCGACACCAGCAAGTTTTCGCCACTGTTCACCGCGGCGCTCGCGCGCTACCTGGCGCACTACTTGGCCGGGCCGGTGCTCAAGGGCGAGACCGGCATTCAGGTCGGGCAGGCACAGCTGCAGATCGCCATGCAGATGTTGAGTCATGCGGCCGTATCAAGCGCAAACCAGGGCGCTGCGCGGCACGTGCAGACCTTCCCCTGGAGCCGCTGACATGGGCGCCAACATCCGCACCTACAAGGCCAGCTTCAACGGCGGCGAGCTCACGCCTGAATTCTTCGGCCAGATCGGCGACGCCAAGTTCCAGACCGGCCTGGCCCTGTGCCGCAACTTCGTGGTCAAGCCGCAGGGCCCGATCGAGAACCGCGCCGGCTTCGCATTCGTGCGCGAGGTGAAGAACTCGGGCAAGCGCACGCGCCTGCTGCCGTTCACCTTCTCGACCACGCAGACCATGATCCTGGAGCTGGGCGCCGGCTACTTCCGCTTCTACACCATGGGCGCCACGCTGCTGAGCGGCGATGCGCCCTACGAGATCGGCAACCCGTACGCCGAAGCCGACCTGTTCGATATCCATACCACCCAGTCGGGCGACGTGCTCACCCTGGTGCACCCGAACTACCCGCCCATGGAGCTGCGCCGCCTCGGTGCCGCGAGCTGGACGCTTACGCCGATCCCGTTCGCGCCCCAGGTGCAGCCGCCCGGCGGCGTCACAGCGACGTCCAGTGGCGCCGGCACCGAGTACGACTATTCGTACGTGGTGACGCGGTTTGCGGACGACCTGATGACCCAGTCGGCGGCCAGCGCGCCCGCCACCTGCCAGAACAACATCTTTGTCACCGGCGCCAAGAACACGATCGCCTGGACGGCGCCCGACGATGCCGTCGCGGGCAAAACCCAGTACGCCGTCTACAAGCTGGTGGGCGGCACCTACGGCTACATCGGCCGCACGACCGACACCACCCTGGTCGACGACAACATCGCGCCCGACATGGCGTACACCCCGCCGACATATGACCCGGTGTTTCAGGCGGATGGCGAGTACCCGGCGGCGACGAGCTACTACGAGCAGCGCCGCGTGTTCGCCGGCACGCTGGCCACTCCCCAGAAGCTGTGGTTGACGCGATCAGGCACCGAGAACGACATGTCCTATTCCCTGCCGACGAAGGACGACGATCGGATCGCCTTCCGCATCGCCGCGCTGCAGGCTAACACGATCCGCCACGTGGTACCCCTGTCCGACCTGCTGGTCCTGACCAGTTCCGCCGAGATCCGCATCACATCGGTGAACACGGACGCGCTCACGCCCAGCAGCATCTCGGTGAAGCCGCAGTCCTACATCGGCGCGAGCAACGTGCAGCCCTGCATCATCAACAGCAACCTTTTGTATGGCGCGGCCCGCGGCGGCCACGTGCGCGAGATGGCCTATTCGCGCGACGCCGGCGGCTACACTTCGGGGGACCTGTCGCTGCGCTCGATCCACCTGTTCGACGACTACGAGATCGTGGACATGGCCTACGCCAAGGCGCCGCTGCCGATCGTCTGGGCCGTCAGCACCTCGGGCAAGCTGCTGGGCTTGACCTACGTGCCCGAGCAGCAGGTCGGCGCCTGGCACCGGCACGACACCGACGGCGTGTTCGAATCCTGCTCTGTGGTCGCCGAGGGCAGTGAGGACGTGCTGTACGTGATCGTGCGCCGCGAGATCGACGGCGTGTCCCGCCGCTACATCGAGCGCATGGCCAGCCGCCGCTTCGCCAGCCTGGCCGACGCTTTCTTCGTCGACAGCGGCGCCACCTACCGCGGCATCACCACCACCACGCTCAGCAATCTGCACTGGCTTGAAGGAAAGACGGTCAGCATCCTGGCGGACGGCGCCGTGCACCCGCAGCGCGTGGTCACCGGCGGGGCGATCACGCTCGACAACCCGGCCAGCGTGGTGCAGGTCGGCCTGCCGATCACCGCTGACGCCAAGACGCTGCCGCTGGCGGCGCAGGTGGACAACGGCTACGGCCAGGGCCGGGTCAAGAACGTCAACAAGGTATGGATGCGCGTGGTGAATTCCAGCGGCATCTTCGCCGGCCCGTCTACCGACCGCCTGGTGCAGTTCAAACAGCGCACGACCGAGCCATACGGTACGGCACCGGCGCTGCGCACCGACGAAATCGAGATCGACGTGCGGCCGGACTGGGGCAGCGACGCCGCCATCGTGGTCAGGCAGTCCGACCCGTTACCCATCACCATCACTTCCATGACCGTGGAAGTTTCTATTGCAAACTAAGGAGAGAACCATGGGATATGCAGGAATGGCAATGCAAGCCGGTGGAGCATTGGATTCCGCCATCGGCGGCTATTACGGCGCCAAGGCGCAGAAGATCAACATGCTGGGCAGCGCCGAGATCCAGGACCTGAACGCCGACCTGGCCGAGCGGGCGGCACAGCAGGAGCTGGCCAAGGGCAATGCCGAGGTGGCGGCGGTGACCGCCCGCGCCGGCCAGCTCAAAAGCAAACAGCGGGTTTCGATGGCGGCCAACGGGGTTGACCTGAGTGGCGGTGGCAGCCTTGCCGAGGTCCTGACGTCGACCGATCTGGCGAAGGAAAACGACGTCAACACCATCACGACCAATGCCGTGCGTGCGGCCTGGGGCCTGCGCGCTGAAGCGACGAACATGTCCAACGACGCCAATGCGAAACGGGCCGGCGTAGAGTCCATCAGCCCATTCATGGCGGCCAATTCATCCCTGCTGGGCAGCGCCGGATCTATCGCCAGCAGCTGGTACAGCCTGAACAAGACGGGAGCGAAATAAGATGCCGACCGTCCCGAGCTACGGCGGCCCGCAGGCCGCACCCTCGTCATCCTCTGGCGCGCGCTTTACTGATGCCCCGGTCCAGAACATGGCGCCGCAGCAAATCCAACAGACCGGCGAGGCCACCATGCACGCCGGCCAGGCCGCCACAAGCATTGCCATCGACATCCAGCAGCAGGCCAACCAGGTGCGCGTGGACGATGCCCTGAACAAGGTGCGCCAGAAGATCCTGAATCTGACCTACGACCCTGAGGGCGGCTACAAGTCGCTGACCGGTGACGCCGCGCTGACCCGACCAGACGGACGGATGCTGGCCGATGAATACGGCGGCAAGCTCGATTCGTCCATCAAGGAAGTGACCGGCGGCCTCGGCAACGATGCGCAGCGCCGCGCCTTCTCGCTGCAGGCGAACGACCTGCTGACCCAGTTCCGCAGTGGCGTGCAGCAGCACACGTTGGATGAGTTCAAGAAATTCTCCCTCTCGACGCAGGACGGCACGATCAAGCTGGGCGCCGAAGAAGCGAAGCGGAACTGGCAAGACCCGGACAAGATCAAGATGTCGCTGGACAGCGTGCGCGCGGCCGTGGTGCGCACCGGCACGCTGCAGGGCTGGTCCGGCAACGAGACCACGGCACGCATGCGTGAGGTGACCAGCGGCGTGCACACCAGCGTCATCGACACGGCCCTGCAACAGAACAACCCGGAGTACGCGATGGGCTATCTGGAACGATTCAAGGACGAGATGACCGCCGACGACGTGCTGAAGGTGCGCGGCGTCATCACCAAGGACGTCAACCAGCGGGTTGCCGACGGCATCGCCACCAACGTGGTTACCGGTGCACGCGCGCAGGCCGCGCCGTCGGACCTCGGCCGCATGGTGGCCATCACGATCGGCAGCGAAAGCAGCGGCAACCCCAACGCCGTCGGCCGCGACGTGCCGGGCCAGGGCGCGGCCAAGGGCCTGATGCAGGTGATGGATGCCACCAACATCGCCCCCGGCTTCGGTGTCGCCCCGGCGAAGGACGACAGCAAGGAAGAGCGCGCGCGTGTCGGACGCGACTACCTGCAGGCGCTGGTCAAGAACTACGCCGGCGACCCTGCGAAGGCATGGGCCGCGTACAACTGGGGCCCCGCCAAGGTCGATGCCGCGATCAAGGAGCACGGCGCCGGCTGGCTGGCGCACGCCCCCCAGGAAACGCAGGACTACGTGGCCAAGAACATGGCCGCCCTGTCGACCGGTGCCGGCGCGGTGAAGCCGACCCTGCAGCAGGTGCACGACCAGGTGCGCGCCCAGGTCGAGGCAAAGTTCGGCCCGACGCCGCCGGCCGGCGTGCTGAAGCTGGCCTTGGCCAGTGCCACCCAGCAGTTCGAAGACCTGAGCAGGGCCATCAAGGCGGACGAGGACCAGCGCGTCTCCACCGCCATGCAGGCACTGATGCAGAACGGCGGGCGCTTCTCGGCCCTGCCCTACGAGGTGCGCTCGACCATTCCAGCCGACAAGATCGACAATGTGCTGCAGTTCGCCCAGAAGGTGGCCAAGGGTGACGACATCACCAACCCGGCCGTCTACCAGAAGCTGAGCGACCCGGCCGTGCTGCGTCGCCTGTCGGACAACGAATTCTTCCAGCTGCGCGCCGAGCTGTCGGAATCCGACTTCAAGCACTTCAGCACCCAGCGCGCGGCCGCGCTCGACAAGAGCACCAACAAGATCGAGGAGGTGAACATGTCGGCGATGAACACCGCGCTGCGCGACCGCTTCCAGAGCCTGGGCATGGATCCGACGCCGAAGGATGGCAGCGACGAGGCCGTGCGTGTGGGCGCCATCAAGAAGTTCGTCACCGACAGCATGCTGGCGCAGCAAAAGACCACCGGCAAGCAGATGACCGACGCCGAGGTCGAGAAGCACATCGACGGCCTGTTCGCCAAATCGGTCAGCTTCCGCTCCTCCTTCCTGGGCGTGGACACCGGCAAGACCAGCCAGCGTCTGCTGAGCATGAAGGCGAGCGACATCCCGGGCGAGACGCGCGACGCCCTGATCAAGGACTTCCAGCGCGCCGGCATCTCCAGCCCGGCCGAAGGCGACCTGCTGGGCGCCTACTTCCGCCTGAAGAGCCTGGCGCCGCGCCCTGCACCGTTCCGCCAGACCGCCCAGGCCAAGGCCGGGAAAATCATCCAATGAAAGGAAAGTAAATGCCTGACGATCTCCAGCAAGACACCGCCGGCGCCGTTGCCGCCTACCTGGGCGACCAGCAGCCGGCGCGCGCCGCGCAGGCCTCCATGTCGGTGGCCGTCGACGCCAACCCGGACTTCGAAGCCGAGCTGCGCCGCGCCAGCGCCAGAACCGGGGTCCCGCTCGAATCGGCGCGCGCCTATCCGGAGGACGTGAAGCGGCAAGCCGCGATCCAACGGCACGACTACGAGGACCTGGCCGCGCGCTTCCCGACCACCACGAAGTTCCTGGCTGACCCTGAAAACGCGCGCATCGCGCACGACGACGTGCAGAACCTGTCCAGCACCGAGGCGACCATCGGTCCCATCGTCGGGCCGAAGCCGTCGTTCTTCAGCGTGGCATCCGGCCTGCTCAAGTCCCTGCCGACCGGCGCCGACATGGCGCGCCAGGGTATCCGCATGCAGCTGGCCGACCTGTTCGGCTTCGACAAGGTGGCCGCCGACGCCCGCAGCAAGTACGCGCAGCTGTCGCTCGAGCAGGAAGTTGATACCCCCGCATTCCAGGGCGGGACCGCACGGGCAGTCTACGGCGGCCTGACCAGCACCGTGCGCTCGTTGCCCGGCCTGGCGGCATCGATCGCCACCCGCAGCCCGGCGCCGCTGCTGGCCACCATCGGCGTGCAGACCGAGGCTGACGCCTACGGCAAGTACCGCACCCGCGGCGCGACGCCAGGAGCGGCCCTGGTCGGCGGCACCGCCGAAGCAGCGGTCGAGGTGGGCACCGAGCTGCTTCCTATGAAATTCCTGGTGAACAACCTGGGCAAGGTGGGCGCCGGCCACTTTCTCACCGGCCTGCTGGCGCGTGAAGTGCCGGGTGAACAGATCGCCACCGTAGTGCAGGACGCGATCGACACCGCCATCGCGAACCCCGACAAGACCTGGGCCGAATACCTCGCCGAGCGCCCGAACGCCGCCTACCAGACCCTGGTGGCAACCGTCACCCAAGCGGCGATCATGGAAGGCGGCAATGCCGCGCTGGCGCGCGTGCAAGGCCGGTCCCAGGAAGCGCAGCACGCCACCGACTTCGCCCAGGCCCTGGACCAGTTCAACACCCTGGCCGAGGCGTCGAAGGTGCGCGAGCGTGACACTGGCACGGCGCAGGCCTTCTTCCAGTCGCTGATGCAGGATGGTCGCGACAACGTGTGGATCACCCCGAAAGCGCTGGCCGAGTCCGGCATGCTCGACCAGGTGGCGCAGGCGCTGCCGGGTGTCGCCGCCCAGCTCGAGCAGGCCGCGAACACGGGCGCCGACATCCGGATCCCGGTGGCCGACCTGATGGCGAACATGGCCGGACCCGAGCTGGCCCAGTCGATCATCCCCCACCTGTCGGACGAGCCCGGCGGGTTCACCCAAACGACGGCCGCCGAATACCTGCAGAGCGGCGCAGCGCAGGAGCTGGCCGACGAGGTGGCGCGCGCGCTCGAGGCGAAGAAGCACGATGACGCCTTCGTCGCCTCCCGCGAGGTGGTCACGACCGGGATGCTGGACCAGTTGCAGGCCACCGGGCGTTTTACGCCCGAGGTGAATAAAGTCTACGCCTCGATGGTCGGCAACTTCTATGCCGTGCAGGCGGCGCGTCTGGGCGTATCGCCAGAGGAAATGGCGCAGCGATATCCTCTGCAGGTGCGCGCCGACCGGCTGGCCGGCGGCCGCACGCTCGACCAGCCGCGAGACACGCAATCCGATCCCAAGGGCCAGCGCGGCTCGATCACGCTGGGCGACGACATCACGCAGGCGCCGAGCATCATCACCCTGCTGCAGCATGCCGACCTGTCGACATTCCTGCACGAATCCGGCCACTTCTTCCTGGAAGTGATGAGCGATCTCGCCGGCCGCGCCGATGCGCCGCAGGTCGTCAAGGACGATATGGCGAAGACACTGGCGTGGTTCGGCGTGCCGGATCTGGCCACTTGGAACGGCTACGACATCGATCAGAAGCGTGAGCACCATGAAACCTTTGCGCGCGGCTTCGAGGCGTATCTGTTCGAAGGCAAGGCGCCGACCGGCGAGCTGCAGAAGTTCTTCTCCCGCGTGCGTAGCTGGCTGGTCAACGTGTACCGGACCCTGGCCCAGCTCAACGTCGAGGTATCGCCCGAGATGCGCGAAGTGTTCGACCGGATGCTGGCATCCAGCGAGGCCATCGCGCAGGCCGAACGCGAAGCTGGTTTCGCGGGCATGTTCGGCACCAAGCCAGAATTCATGACCGACGAGGAATGGACGGCCTACCGAGCCTTGAGCATCAATGCGGCCGAGAAGGCTACGCACGAACTGGAGACGCGCGCGCTGCACGATATGAAGTGGCTGTCGAACGCCAAGGCCAAGGAACTGGCCCGCCTGCAGGGCAACGCGGCAGCGAAGCGCAAGGCAATACGTGAAGAGGTCACGGCCGAGGTGATGGCCCAGCCTGTCAACCTGGCGCGCCGCTTCCTTTCCCACGGCGAACTGCCAGACGCCGACCGCAACCGCTCGCAGCGCCGCATCCTGGAAGACGCGGGCATGAGCGGAACGAAGCTGAACCTGGACACCCTGAAGGAGATGTACGGTGAGGGCCCGGCCGCGCCCTGGCGATACCTGCCGACGGGCCAGCGCGGACTGGTCACGGCCGAAGGCGGCTTGACGCCTGATGTGGTTGCCGAGCTCTTCGGCTTCGATTCGGGCGACCAGCTGGTGCGCGAGCTGCTGGCGGCCGAGAAGTCGACCGACGAGATCGAGCGGCTGACCGACCAGCGAATGCTGGAGCGGTACGGTGACCTGGTGGACGAGAAGGCGCTGGCGCGCGCTGTCGACGAGGCCGTCTATTCGAATGCGCACGCGCGCTTCGTGGCCACCGAGATGAACGCGCTGGCCAAGGCCGCGGGCAAACCGGCCGTGCTGGCCAAGGCCGCCAAGATGTACGCCGAGCAGATCGTGGCGCGCACACCAGTGAACCAGCTGCGCCCGGACCAGTACACCCGCGCTGCCGCGCGCGCCGGCCGCGCCGCTGACGCCGCTTTCAAGAAGGGCGACATCCAGACCGCTGCGGCCGAAAAGCAGACGCAGCTGATTAACACGTACGCCGCCAAGGCTGCGCTCGACGCGCGCACCGAGATCGAGAAAACCATAGGCCACTTCGCCGCCATGGGGCGCGGCAACAACGAGAAGGTGGCGAAGACGCGCGACCTGGACATGGTCATGGCCATCCGCGCCATCCTGGCCGAGTTCGGCATCGGCACGCGCGGTGCTGCCGCCACCGAATACCTCGAGAAGGTGCAGGCCCATGACCCGGCCATGGCAGCGGTACTGCGCGAGCGCATCGACGCGGCTACCGAGAACGCGCGCCCATATAAGGAAATGACGGTCGAGCAACTCCGTGGCCTGCGCGACGAGGTCGAATCGCTCTGGTACCTGGCGCGGCGTTCCCGCCAGATGGAGGTCGACGGCGACCTGCTCGACCGGCAAGACATCCAGGACCAGCTGCGCGCGCGACTGGAGGAAATCGGCATCCCCGAGACGGCGCCCGGCGAGGGTCGCGCCATCACGCCTAGCGAAGTGAACCTGTCGAAGCTGCAATCCCTGCGCGCCGCGCTGCGCCGCGTCGAGGCCTGGGCCGATGCGAAGGACGGCGCCGGCACGAAGATGGGCCCGTTCCGCCGGTTCATCTGGAACACGATCAAGGATCCGGCCGACGCCTACCGCGCCGAGAAAGCGAAGTACCTGAAAAAATACCGCGACCTGCTCGACGCGATCGCGCCGACCCTCAAGCCAGTGAAGATCGCCGCACCCGAGCTCGGCTACACCTTCGGCTTTGACCAGGGCGGCATGGGCAAGGTCGAGCTGCTGCACGCCATCCTGCACACCGGGAACGCCGGCAACAAGAAGAAGCTGCTGCTGGGCCGCGGCTGGGGCCAGGTGATGGAGAATGGCGAGCTGGACACCGGCCGTTGGGATGCCTTCGTCAACCGCATGATCAACGAGGGCACCCTGACCAAGGCCGACTTTGACTTCGCGCAGGGTGTCTGGAACCTCCTCGAGGAGATGAAACCGGCGGCGCAGAAGGCGCACCGCGAGGTGTTCGGCCGCTACTTCGACGAGGTCACGGCCGATGCCTTCGACACCCCGTGGGGGCGCTACGCTGGCGGCTACGTGCCGGCCATCACCGACGCACGCATCGTGACCGACGCGCGCACCCGCGGCATCATGGAAGACGAGAACGCAACCCTGATGAACGCCCTGCCCAGCACGAGCAAGGGCTTCACCAAGGCGCGCGTCGAGTACAACCGCCCGCTGCTGCTGGACCTGCGCCTGCTGTCCCAGCACATCGACAAGGTGCTGCTGTTTTCGCATCTGGAGGGCCCTGTGCGTGACGTGCGCCGCATCCTCGGCAGCAGCGAGGTGGCCACACCACTCCACAGGGTCGACCCGGCAGCCTACGATGGGCTGTTGATTCCATGGCTGAACCGGGCGTCGCGCCAGCAAGTTGAGACCCAAGTCTCGGGCTCCAATGGCCTGATGCGCTTCTTCTCGGTAGTGCGCTCGCGCGCCGGGATGGCGGCGATGTTCGCCAACGTGTCGAACACGGCCCAGCAGATCACCGGCTTCTCGATCGCTGCGCTGAAGGTGAAGCCGTCCTACCTGGCCAGCGCCGCCGTAGACTTCATCCGGTCGCCCAGGGAGATGGCCAACTTCGTGGCCGAGGCCTCGCCGTACATGGCCAACCGGATGGAAAACGAGGTCGGAGCCATGACTGACGCCATCAACGCCATCCTGCTGAGTCCGAACGTGTACCAGCGCGCGGTAGCCTGGACCCAAAAGCACACCTATTTCCTGCAGTCGGCGGTCGACAATGTGATGGGCCCGATCATCTGGCACGGGGCCTACAACCAGGCGATGGAGACGGCGCCGGCCGGCATGACCGAGGAAGAGGTGCAGCTATACGCCCGGCGCCTGGCTGACTCTGCGGTGCGCGAGACCCAAGGCAGCACCCTGCCCGAGGACATCAGCCGCATCGAGACCGGCAACGCCTTCGTCCGGATGTTCACCCAGTTTGCCGGCTACTTCAACATGCAGGCCAACATCCTGGGTACCGAGTTCGCCAAGGTGGCGCGGGATACTGGCCTGCGCAAAGGAGCCGGCCGCGGCTTCTATATCCTGCTGTTCGGCTTCTTCGCGCCGGCCTGGGTAGCGCAGGCCATCGCCCTGGCGTTCCGGGGTGGGCCGGACGATGACGACAAGAACGGCAGCTACCTGGACGACTGGATCGCGCAGGTGTTCGGCTGGGGCACGCTGCGCGCCGGAACGGCCATGGTGCCGGTGATCGGTCAAACCATTAACGCGACTGCCAACACTTTCAACGGCAAGCCGTACGATGACCGGATCAGCACCAGCCCAGCCATCAGCATGATCGAAAGTGCGGTCAGCGTGCCGTCGGACGTCTACAAGCTCGCGGCCGGCAAAGGCTCGGCGACGAAGACTGTGCGCGACGTGGCCAGTCTAATCTCGCTGACCGTCGGCGTTCCGGCCAGCGCGGTGGCGCGCCCGGCGGCCTACCTCACCGACGTGGCGACCGACAAAGCCAAGCCAACAGGCCCGGTCGACGTGGCGCGCGGAGTCATCACCGGCGCCTCCAGCCCGGCCAGCAAGGGCCGATAGCGCGTATACGTACCAGGGGCGCTACTACTGAGAATGCAGCTTTCCCAGTGGAGCGCCCCTACCATGACCATTAGCAATACCGCAAGAACCGCCGGGCCGTTTGCCGGCAACGGCGTTGCCAAGAATTTTCCTTTCACTTACAAGGTGTTCAATCGCGAGGACGTGCTTGTCGCGATCACCGATACCTCTACCGCGGTTGAAACGACCCTCACGCTGGATGCCGACTACACCGTCGCCATCAATACGGACCAAGACACCAATCCAGGTGGCGTAATAACAACGACCAATCCGCTTCCGGTCGGCACGACATTGGCCGCAACCAGCAACATTCCCATTACGCAGACACTGGACCTGACCAACCAGGGCGGCTTCTATCCCAAGGCGATCTCCAACGCGCTCGATCGCATCACCATTCAGCTGCAACAGGTGGCTGCGCGTGTTGGCCTCGGCCTGAACGTGGGGGGCTCTGCGCAGATTACAAAAATCCTTTCCTTCATCGACTCCGTTGCGGGTTCGACCGGCTCCAATGCGGTCGGCTTCATTCAGTCCGGCGCGGGCGCAGTGCCGCGTACCATCCTGACGAAGCTGCGCGAAGCCTTCGGCGCCACCGACTTCGGAGCCAAGGCCGACGGCGCCACCGACGACACGGCCGCCGTGACCAGTGCACTGGCCGCCGCCCCGACACTCAAGTCCTATGCTGTGACCGGCTTCGCCAACCCATTCGGCCAACACGTGACCCTGGGCGGCATCGCCGAGCACAAGGCCACGAAGCGCGTGTACAACCCGAGCCAGCACCGCTACATGCAGATGTTCGACGTGCAGGTGTTACAGCACTGGTTTAGCCTGTTCGCACAGAACAGCGATACCGTGAACTCAGGCGGCGGCCTCGTGAAAAAGCTGATGGTATCGGGCGACTCGGTCACCTTCGGCTACAACAACACGACCGGCGTGCCGGCGAACATCCTGACCATCCTGGCGGCGCGCCGCGGCTACAAGAACATCCAGGTGATCAACCGTGGCCAGTCCGGCAAGTCGACGCATGAATGGGTGTCGGACGGCTTCCTGGCTGGCGACCTTGCCCTGAATCCCGACCTGCTCATCCTCGGCTGGGGTGATAACGATTTCGGCCAGGGCTACACCGAGGCGCAGCTGCTGGCCAAGTACCGCGAGGCGCTCACCACGATCCGGGCCGCGAAGGATGTGACACAGCTGTCGATCATCCTGCGCACGCCGACCACGATGACGGACGTGATCCACAACCGGACCGCTGGCCGGATCGAGCGCGTCATCGAGGGCTACAAGCAGCTGGCGCGCGACTTCCAGTGCGCCTTCATCGACGTCTACAGCCTGTGCCAAAACAGTCACGACGGCGCCGGCCGGTGGATGGACAACGACAACGGCCAGGCCATCCACCCGCTCGACGTGATGCAGGAGCACATCTGGGGCATAGTGGCCGACCTGGCCCTGCCGAACTACGGCGCCGACTGGCAGAACAACGGCGTCTACAACTACTCGGCCGCCACGGTCACCCACAACGATGCCGACGCGCCGTTCACCTACTTCGACGGCATCACGATGGCGCGCACTGGCGCCGGCGCGCCCTACGACGGGATCTACTGGGCCATGAAGCAGGCGGACTCGGCCTTCCTGGAGCTGTGCACGCCGCTGTATGGCGCGACCAACGGCTACGGCATCGCGGCGCGCCTGGGCTTCAACAATGGCACCGGGCTGTGGATGGGCGTGCTCAACAGCCCGGCGCTGCTCAACGGTGGCGCGCTGTCGGCAGCGGAGCAGCCGGCGAGCTTCTACCTGACGCTGGAAGGCGCCGTCGTCGTCCAGGGCGCGGTGACCGGCGGCGCTTATGCCGACGGCACCACCGTGTTCAACCTGCCCAATGGGTTCCGCCCGGCCAAGATTGCCTGGGGCACCGTCATCAGTGACACCGGCATCGGCCGCGTGCGCATCGACACGAACGGCGACGTGAAGGTGTTCGGGGTTGCCGGGACTGCATCCGTCCGGTTTGCAGTGCAGTTCAAAAACTGAAAGAGAGCCATGTTCGAAAAACCACCTTATACCCCGACCAGCTTTGACCTCGATGCAATCCTAAGCTGGGTTCTACTGATCGGCCTGTCCCTTTGGGGCGGCTTCGCTTCGTTCGTGCGCAAGATGAAGGAAGGTCACGTACGCGCGTGGAACATCACCGAGCTGGTCGGCGAGCTGGTCATCGCTGGTTTCACGGGCGTGCTGGTGGCAAATCTCTGCGACTCACTGCCGGCGAACGTGGCCTGCCCGGCGTCGCTGAAATACGCCTTGGTCGGCATCGCCGCCCACATGGGTTCGCGCGCGCTGTTCAAGCTGGAGACCGTGCTGAATGCCAAGTTCAACCTGCCGGCCGACCCAGCTCAGCCGACGAAAGGAGACGACCATGCCGCCTAGCGCATTCATCGGCATGCTGGCCCAGGCGGCGCAGGACTGCCAGCGCAAGACCGGCATCCCGGCCTCCATCACTCTGGCCCAGGCCGCCCTTGAGTCCGGCTGGGGCGCGCGCGCACTCGGCAACAACCTGTTCGGCATCAAGGCTGACCGCAGCTGGACCGGGCCGACCGTCGACTTCCGGACGACCGAGCACCTGGGCGGCAAGGACGTGAAGCTCACAGACAGATTCCGCGCCTACGCCAGCTACGCGGAAAGCATGGTCGACCACGGCCAGTTCCTGCTGAAGAACCCGCGCTACGCGGCATGCTTCAAGGAGATCACCGGCGCCGGCTGGGCGCGCGCACTGCAGGCGGCAGGATATGCGACCGATCCGGATTACGCGAAGAAGCTGCAGGACATCATCCGGACGCGCAACCTCGCCTTCTACGACCAGGTGCCGGCGTGAGCGCGCTCCAGCGACTCGTGGCCGGCGCCGCCGCCCTCTGCATGCTTGCATTTTTCGGGTCGCTGGGCCTGCGGCACTACGGCGCTGCGCAGTACCAAGCCGGCTATGCCGCCGCGGTGGCCGTGCGCGCGCAGGCCGATGCCGCTGCCGTGGCCAAGCGCCTCGACGACAACAAAGCGGCGGCCACCCACCAGGCCACCAGTAACGCAACCATCACAGAGGAAAAGCATGAAGAACTTCAGCCTGTTCGCGAGCGCATTGTTACTCAGCGCGTGCACATCGGTTCCGCAGTATGTGGCGACCGACCTACCGGCGCCGCCGAAGCGGAAGGCACCGGCAGTGGCCACGAAGCCGATCCACCCGGCCGGCTGGTTCGAGCGGACGTTGAGCGAGATCTTGTCGCGCTGAAGCTGGCTGTCGAGGAAGATCTGGCCACCGGCCGCGCCTGCCAGCGCGTGCTGCAAGACGAGGGCATGGTGCCGTGATGGACTACCACGCCATCATCCCGGGCCGGCCGCCCGAGCTGCTGGTGCGCGTGGTCGATGGGGCGATGGAGATCATCCCGCCGGTGGCGCCGCACCGGCAACTTGACCAGATTGGCAAGTTGAGCGCCCCTGTGGAGGAATTGAAAAAGCCGTCGAATTGACAGCTTTTTGCCAACATGCCGCCTGAAACCCGCATGGCTGCTCAAATGCCGCAGGTTCGATTCCCTCCGTCTCCACCAGTATTCAAAAATAAAGCCCCGCCGGCGCAAGCCGGTGGGGCTTTGTTTTTGAATACTGGACGACCGCAGGGAGTCGAATCCTCGTCCGGCACGGACGAGGGGCGAGCGGGGGGTTCGAGGCGCA